GAGAGGAAACCGCGTGAGAAATCACCAAAGTACATTGGATACATACTTGTTGTACCGGCAGAACCGGCTGTTGTTTGTGATGGTGTATCGCAATACTTATTTACAACAACATCAAAGCCCAACATTGAACCAACGATGCCATCAACAGATAAGCCTTCGTTACGGTTAAAGATTGGTGCGCCATTGTTATCTTTCAATGCACGAACTGCGTTTAACAAAATTGGGTTAATCATGAACTTTGTGTTCGGTGTCCAATATTGCTGTGGCAATTGATAAATTGTGTTGATGACATCGGTGTATGTGATGTTGTTATTACCAACAGTCGAACCGTTAGTGGTTAATTGGTCATAGGTCGCCAAGCTGTGCAAGCCAGTTGTTGAACCCGTGCCTGAAGTACCAAATGCCGCTGTTGTGCAAGTACCGCCCGCATACGTTGCATTAGCACCCGCGTATTGGTCTAAACCTCTAAGTCCTGAAGTTCCACCGTAGGGGTTAGTCGCTGACTGAGCCGCTTGGTCGTTGTTTTGAACCATCGACAGGGCCTCAGATTGTGAGAACTCCATCAACATATCGTCAACTACGTTTGCCTCTAAACCGTCAATGTCGTCCAAAGCCGCAGTACGGATTGGGAACTGTACATTCAAGTCTTGCAAAACTAATTGCCAAATGCTTGTGTCTTCAGTAGTGGTTGCACCGTTGTTCTGAATCGCATAACCCCAAGCAGCACCGGCATTGCCAGTTTTGACGCGGAATTGATAAGAAGAACCATCGGTAGCTACCGTGCGTGAAACACCGCGCATGGGGTTAGCCAAACGCAAAGCGGCAAACACGGGGTCATACGCTGTGCGGCCACCTTGGTTATTGCCTGAGCCTGTGAGGGCAGATGCCTCGCGCATATACGCATCGCGTTGGCTTTCGTCTGCAAAAATTTGTAGTTCTTTCTCTACGCGGGCATTGCCTTTGTAGAAGTTAGACAATTGTTCTTTAACAGAACGGTTCACATCGCTGCGAACGGTCTTGGCGGGCTTGATGATGGCGGGGGCTTGAATCGATGCTACTTTGGCTTCCAAAGCAGAAATGGTTTCTTGCATTTCGAGTTTGATTGCCTCGATGGCGGCAGGGATTTTTGCTTCTACTGCTGCAATGCTTTCGCTTTGCTTGGCTTCGATAGCATCCAATTTTTCAATGATAACTTGTGACATTTTAGGCTTTCAGTTTGGTGTCGAGAAATTTCAGAAGTTCGCGGGCCTCTAAGGCCGCAAGGATTTCTGATTCTGTTGTTGCCGCTACCACTTCAGCATCCCGCTGTTGTGTTTGCGTTTCAAGCATGATTTCTTTCACAGCATCCCGCTGTTCAAAAACTTGCTTAAAGACAGACGCGGCAACCACCGCATCTTTTCGGATAAGCCCTGCATCCCGCAACGCCACTTCCAAAACTTTTAAATCAGCAGACCCATCAGCGCGGAAATATTCCAACTTGCTAACCTCTGCTTGGGGATTGTTTGGGTACATCACCACGCTAACTTCGCGTAGGCCGCCCTTGGTGATTTGGAAATAGCCTTCTTCAGCGTTGTCATCGCATAGTTCGCCATTGACATCGACCATTGCGTATTCATCAGCGTATGCGCCAACCGATACACCGCCAAACATAGCGGGCGATTCTTGCATCACCTTGTATAGATCATTACCGGCTGTGGTGTTCAGGAATAGGCGACCATAGGCTTTCATGCCTGTATCGTCCATCTCGAAATTTGACCATTCACCGACAGGGATTTCGTCTGCCGCGTGATTGACAAACATTGGGAGGGGTCGGCCTGACTTGGCAAACTCATTTGCCCAATCCATAAAGCCTTCGGGTTTGTAATTGAAACGTCTACCGTCTGCACCGATTCTTGCCCCCCAAGAAGTCGCAGTAGCTTCAATATTGCCTGTGTTTGCGCCTTGCTTTTCCAAGATTAACTTGGCCTCGCAAACCATCATCAGGTTTTTTACAGTCATAGATTACCTCATCGATTTTTGTTCGGTCGATGTCTTGTAATATTTTTGGAGGCCGTCCCCTTCGCGGGGGCGCATCTTGACTTGGCTTGTATGTTGCCAAAGATGCTATCACAACCTTAAAAATATAAGACACTTTATTTCTTAACTATTTACCAATGTTCATCTTGCGAGTTTGACCACCACCACCACCACCGGTATCTTGTTTAGACGAACCTGATATACCTACATCAGCACTTGCATTGCTTGTTAACTCATCAGCACCATCGATGTTGGGCATACCCATGTATTGCCTCGCCTCATTGGGAGTCATGATGCCCGCGCCTACACCGGCAACAGCAAAGTTCATCTGATCTAGCGGTGCGCCTTTTAAGAAGTTTCGTGTATCAAATTCGACATACAAATTGGGGTAGCCAACGAACAAATGCTGCTTTAATTTTTGTTCGACATTCACGATGGTTGGGTACATCGTTGATTTGTAGAACTCATCCAACATTGTTTGAGTATTGTTGTACTTCTGATCTGCAATACCAATCATTGCGGGGGGAACGCCAAACAAACCGCAAATGCGTTTCATGGTTTGTTCTTTTAGCTTTGCCGCATCGGTATCTTGCAGGGTCAGCATATTAAGGGGCGTGTACTTCATGCCCTGATCTAGCAACATACCCTGACCGGCCTTAGATGGGTCGGATTGGCGGCTGCTGACCATTGCCGACCATGCTTCTTTTAGGCGGGCGGCAATTTCCTTGTACTTGCCATCAGGAATGACACTTTCAGTCGTAAACATCCCGCTTGGCTTCGCACCGTTTTGCATGATGTAGTTGGCGTACAAATCAATGTCTTGGTCTAGCGATACCAGTTCGGCAGCAAGGATGCCTTTGTTGAAACCGCCACTACCTTGCCAGTTCATTTCCTTAATGTGCATGACCTGATTGAAATTCAAAGGTTCATCACGGTTAAAACCGTAGCTTGGCGTACTCAGGCGGTAGCTAGGGTAGCGGGCCGGTGTGATGGTGACCGCAATCAGGGTCGAGTCGAGCAAGTACATCTCTAACGGTGTTTCGGTTGTACTTTGCTGTTCTTTGCGCCACCACAGGGTGAACGCCTCACCGCTTAATTCGTACCACATCAAAAACTGATACCAAAATTCGTAGGTACTTTGAAAGTGATTAGGCTGCGCCAGTAGGTTTGCCACTTGCTTGGCCTTGGCCTTATCCCGTGCGCCAACGGTGTCGGATTTAACGGCATCAACGTATGAGCCATCATCGGCCTGTGAGACTACGCGAATAGGCAGTTGGGAGAGGGCGCGAGCCTTTGCGGCAACGCAAGCCATGATGGTGCTATTGCGCGTAAGCAGCGACATATCAACGGGTCGACCCGCTTGGTTGGTCGAGCCTGTTGTAACGTACAGAATTTGAGTATTGACATTCGGGTTCTTATTGCTGCCTTGATAAACAATGTTGTTACCAAGTGCGCTTTGTCCGAATAAAACATTGCTTTCGTTTTGATCTTTATTGCGCTTGAAAATATCAAAAATAGCCATGTTTTTACCTAATAACTTAATTTTTTAGAATTCAAAACTCCTAAAACCAAATGTATCGGTTACAAAAACATTGTCTAGATGGCAATGAATAGCCATCACCATCGCAATAATTCCATCGACCTTTGCGCTTGCGTCTGCTTCGTTCTTTCGCAGTTTCACATTGCCGTTGATATCGGTATATGCCTCGATGTTTCCGATTTGCCAACCAACAAAAGGGTTGCCATCGTGCATGATGGATTTCTTTAGGATAAGTTGTTCGGCAGTCTTAGAGGGGTTCGATAAAACCGCCATACCTTGCCCGACCTTCTTAACTGGTAAGCCTTCAGCGTAGAGGTTCGCAACCATCGATGCCGCGTTGTAGGGGTCGTAGCCCACTTCCTTGACGTTGTGTTTAACGCATTGCTGCTTGATGTAGGTTTCAACTTCGTTCAGGTCGGTTACGTTACCTTGGGTCAAACGCAAGATGCCGCTTTGATGGGCCTGATGGAAAATTGATTTGTAGTGGTTGGGTATCAAGTCCAAACTATCTTCGGGCAAGAAGAATTGGAATTCGGCAAAGAACTTTTCATCAGAAAATCGGTGCAGGGTACAGACCGCGTTCAAGTCGCGTGAATAGGCCAAGTCAAACGCAATGAATGTTGATTCGGGTTTGTCTTCAGGCATCACGCCCGCTGATTCGTCCCAATACCTTCTATCAATCCATGCGCTATTAGCCGAAACGTATATATTTAATTGTTTGCATAGAAACTCATTCAGGCTTGCCGGTTTTGATTGGGCCTCATGGGCCATGTGCCTGATGTGTTCGGTAGTGACCGATATACCTAACATTGGGTTGGCTTTGCCCCATGTTTCCTCATTCGACCATTCGTCCCCTGCATCGATGCTGTACAACAGGCCAAGCCATCTAAAGTTATCTTCGGCTGCGCCCCGCAGCACCGCTTTGAAATGGGTGAAATCTTCAAAGAACTTTGTCTCGCGGGTAAACGATGCGGTAGTTAAGTACATACGCAAAGGGTTCTTCCGCGCACCCATACCGCTGTGCAGTACCTCGATTGAACTTCTGTCGATAATCTGTGCGGCCTCATCAATCATGGCGCATGAGGGGTTCTTACCGTCACCGGTCTTGCGGTTGTCTCTAGATAGGGCGCGGTAGGTAGAGGTTGAATCACCGGCCTTTTTCAATTCGCCTCGATACACAACGAATTTCGATTGAAACTCTTGCATCATGTTTTCAATGATGGCCTTAGATGAGTCAAAACAAATGCTTGCCTGTTCGCGGCTAGTGGCTAGGGTGAACACCTCCGCACCCACATCGCCAAACTGTAGTTCGTACAGGGCAATGATTGAGGCTAGGGTAGTCTTACCCGATTTGCGAGGCACAAACAGAATTACGTCAGTTACCCACCGCGTCCCCTTGTCCCGCCTATCCCTGAACCCGTAGATAGCCGCCAAGAACAAAACCTGAAAAGGTTGGAGGGCGATGGGCTTGCCCGCATCCGCGCCTTTAACGTGCTTACAAAACTTTGCAAACTTTAGGATGTGTTCGGCCTTGTCAGGCACAAACTCATAGGGCGCATCTTTGCGTTCGACCATATCTAGGAAACGCTGCGCTGCCAGTTTCACATCCTCACAGGCGGCAATATCCCCTAGCGTGACCGCACGGGCGTACTGGAACGCGGGTTCAAGCAGTAGCGAATAACTCATCTACTTCGCTAACTTTACTTTTGAGTTTTGGTCGGCCTCTAGCGACAAGGGCCAGTTCGGCAAGAATCTTGATTGATTTATCTAGGCACTCGGTTCTGATCTTGTAGTGGGGCGAGGGCGCATCACCGCTGTTGTAGTGGTAAATCGCGCCTGTTTCTTGCAACAACAAATGCGAGGCCATCATGGTATCCATCACCATGACAAGTGAGCCAACCAATAATTCATCAGAGGCCGTGAGTGCGCCTGTCGAATTTTCAACTTCATTTCTGATGGCAGTTTCAAAAATATCTGCGTTCCAAGTTTCCGGTTTACGCAAAAAGCCAATGATTTGTTTAGGTGCTTTTTTCATGTTTCCCCTTTAAATAAGGTTTACCCTTATGACCCCCTCCAAGATTGCATTTGCAGACAAATGACACCGCGCTTGCTTCT